GCGGCCATCGCTCGGGCGGTGATAGAAGCCGTCCGCGCCTGATTCCGTCAGGGCGACCAGCGCGAGCCCCAACAGGTGCTCGGCCTCGGCCAGTCGGTCACTCTTGCGTTCCGTCTCATTGCTCTCCATGTGCGTTCCTCAGGCGGCTTGGGTTAGAAGGGCGAGCGGTTCGTGGCGAACGGAATGTCAGAGTCCGTGAACTCATCGACTGCCGGTTCCGTCGCCCGCTGAGGACGCTCGCGCTGCGGGGCGCCGCCTCGGGATCCGCTGCGGCCACCGTTGCCGCTGTCGGGCTTCCCGCCAAGCATCTGCATCTCGTCCGCCACGATGTCGGTCGTGTACTTCTCGACGCCGTCCTGGCCGGTGAACTTGTCGTATCGGATGCTGCCTTCGACGTAGACCTGCGATCCTTTCCGCAGGTACTCGCCCGCGATCTCGCCGAGCTTTCCGAAGAACTTCACCCTGTGCCACTCGGTGCGCTCCTGCGTCTCACCATCCTTGCTCTTGCGCACAGTGGTCGTGGCGAGGCGAATGGTCGTGATCGCCATGCCGCCCTGCGTGTACTTCGTCTCGGGGTCGTCGCCGAGGTTGCCGACGAGAATCACCTTGTTGATGCCACGGGCCATGCTTAGGCTGCCTTCTGTTGGAGTTGGTAGAGGACGGCTTCGATCTCGTCGTTCGCCTTCGCGCACTCAGCGGCGAGCTGGGCGATGGCCTTCTCGTCGCGGTGCACGCGCGTGATCGCGAGCCGGAGGTGTTCGGGGAAGCGGGGGTCGTAGCTGACGGCGTCGACCCATTCGCGCTCGGCGACCCATAGCTGACCCTGCAGCTGCCAGCGGTACTCGGTGGCGTGTTCGCCGGTCAGCAGCGCGGCCAAGTGCTTCGCCTGCGAGAACGGGCACTTGAACTCGGCCATGCCGGGCTTCGCGATCAGGCCATCCGGCGACACGCCCACGAACGGCAATTCGCGGTGGTCGATGAAGTCGGCCTGTTCGACCAGCTCGCCCGTGTGCGCCTCGTAGGCCGCCCGCGCTTCCGGTTCCAACTCGATGCCGCGGCGCATGGCCTCGTTCTGGAACGTGTCGACGGTGGCGCCGGTCAGCCGTTCGAGCGCCAGGCGCGTGACCAGCTCGCGGCGGCTCGCGCCCGGCTTGCCGTCCTTGAGGACGTTCATCACGTCGGCGAATGCGGAGCCCGTGAGCTTGCCGCGCCGCTTCGCGAACCATGCCTCAGTGCGTTGAGCGTCCATCACTCGGCCTCCGAGTCAGTGGCGTCGGCTTTTTCGGCGGCGGCCTTGAACGCCTCCATGCGGTCCTGCACAAGCGCGCGCTTCTCCTTCGGCCAGCCGGCCCACAGCTTGCGGAACGCTTCGACGCCTAGGCTGGCGACGTCCATCGCTTCCTTGATCGCGGCCTGACGCTCCGGGCTGTCCGGCGGCGGCGCGCTGGCGTGCTTGCTCGGCTTCACCGTGTCGACCAGCTCGGCGACGTATTCGGCCGGCAAGTCCTCGATGTCCTGCGTGAACAGGTCGGAGGCCGCAGTCACCGTCAGCACGCCATCAACAAGGCTTCGCTTCTTCGCCATCTTCAGGACGGTGTTCGCCACGTCCGCAGGGTTGGTGCGGATCTGCTTCTTCTTCTCGACCTTGCCCTGATACTTCGCGTACTTGATGCGGCGCCGGTTTTCGGGCGTCTCGTCGAACTCTTCGTCGCACAGCGCCGCGCGCCAGGCGTACTTCTCTTCGGTGCTGCTGCATTCGCCGATGCCGGCGCCGAGGAACTGACCGTTGGCGCTCAAGATGCGAGTCTTGACGCGATAGTGAACCTCGCCCTCGTGGCCCAAGCTCTCGACCTCGGGATCGGCCGCAAGGCGAAACGTGGACATGATCTTTTCCGCGCCAGCCTTGTAGAGACTCGGCTGCTTCGTGCCCGGAATCACGCCGTAGTGCGTGTCCTTCTGCATGACCTCCTGCATCACGTCCTGCATGAGGTTGACCTGCGCGCGCACGTCGGCAGCGGTCAGGGAGCGGCTGCCGTAGGTTTCAACGGCGGGCTGGAACGGGACTACGTTCTGCGGGTTGCTCACGTCTCTCTCCGTTGAGCGTTTAGTGGAAGCCGAAGGCCAGCGCAGCCGCGGCGGCCAGCAGCAGGGCGATGGAAGTGGCGGGGCCGTACTGGTGCCGGCGACGCCGGCGCGGGCCGGCCGACAGCGTCACGGCGTCGATGCCGTGCGCCAGCAGGCGAACCTCCAGGCGCGCGTTCACGGCAGCACCGGGAACACGTTGAAGCCGTCGCACTCGGCGTCGGCCGCCGCCTGGTCGTGCATGTAGAGGCCCATGCGCGCCTTCACCATGCGACCCAGCTCGGCGGTGTCGTCGTTGCGGAACGCGACCCGCATCCCGACCGACACGCGCTCGGCGGCATAGGCGAACGCTTCATCGACCTTCTCGTCGTCGCGCCAGTAGCGGCCGACCAGTTCAACGCGACGCTTGGCAACGTACTCCGCGCGCAACTGGTCGCGCTCGGCGGCTTCCTTGTCAGCGTCGGCATTGGCGGCCTTGTCAGCTTCGGACAGCGGCACCGGCTTGCCGAACTCGCGGTCCAACTGCTCCATGACGGACTTCAACGGCCACAGCGGATTCAAGGCGATGGCGCTCATGCGAGGGCTCCAATGTTGCGAAGCAGTGCGAGGAAGGACGGCCACACGACGTAGCCAATGCCAACGGTCAGCGCGTAGGCGCAGAACATCGCCAGCAGCTCGTTGGGGGATTCGGGGAAGGGGCCGCGGCTCATGCGGCACCGCCGGGCAGCCGCACCGGACGCATGGTCAGCGCCTTGTGGGTGTCGTAGTTCGGGCGGTAGAAGTCCGAGAACAGCGCGTGGGCGCGGCAACGGCCCAGCACCACGAGGCGGTCATGGGCGGCCGAGTAGGGCGTGCAGCCGTAGGGCTTCCGCCAGCGGCGGGCCGGGCTGACCTGATCCTCGTGTTGGTGCTGTGCCATCCCCTGTCTCCTGCCGGCGGGTCGCTGCCGGCTTGGAGACCATTATGCATTTCGCGTTCTAGGATGCAATGCGTTTTGCATAGTGCATAACGCGATTCGCATGCCTTTCCGACGAACGGCACTTATCCACAGGCAAGAAAAAGCCCGCACAAGGCGGGCTGGTCGCTCACATCAATGTGAAAGGCAGTTCAGCCTGGCGTGGCCCGCATGGATCGAATCAATGCGAGCACCGCCTGCTGCTGCTCCTCCGACAACTCCTGCATTTCCCGGGCCGCTGCCGCCGGCACAGGTTTCTCGACCAGCTCAGCCTCTCCGGCCATTTCCTGCAGATCCGTCTGCAGGATGTCCAACAACGCCCTCAGTTCATCCACCTTCCACCTCGCCCCTCGACTCCCATTGAACCATCCGGCAACAGTCGAATAGGCGAGGTCAAAGCCGCGGCGGTTCAGCTCCGCGTGAATGTCGGCGACCTCAAGCCCGAGTGCGTCTCGCCGGGCTGTGAGATTGGAGTGGAACTGGCTCATAGGCTGCGACTGGGGAACCAGGCGCGACCTTACCGACCCCCCTTGCATAGATGGTACGCGATATGCATACTCGCTCATAACGCGATTCGCATAGTGAGCCGATGGACGCACGGAACTACTGGAACCACTACGTGGACGTCCACGGCGGGCCGGCCGGCGTGTCGGCTCACCTCGACATCCCGTACTCGACGATCGCGGGGGTCTGCAACGGCAGCCGCGGCATCGGACGTCACCTCGCCAAGCGTATGGCCGAGCGCGATCCGCTGCTCGACGAGAAAACGCTGATCTGGGTGGTCGCGGAAAAGCGGGAAACGAAATCGAGTTGACACGGGCTGCTCTGGAGAGGGCGGCCTTTTTTTGTACGCGAAACAAGGTGTCCGACGGCGTCCGACGTGAAGACGGCGTGTCGGACAGGAGGGGGAAGGGGATGGAGAAGCAACAAATTCCGCTGTTCGTAGAGGACTACAACGAGGCGATCCGCGCCACGGTGCAGGCGCTCGGCGGCTTCAAGCGCATCGGCGCCGAACTCAAGCCTGACATGGCGGTCGACGCCGCGGGCCGCTGGCTGTCCGACTGCTGCAACCCGGACAAGCGCGAGAAGCTAGCGCCGTCCGAACTGGCCTACATCCGCAAGCGTGCCCGCGCCGAAGGCGTGCACATCCTCGTTGCCTACGAGCTGCGCGAGGCCGGCTATGCCGAGCCGCAGCCGATCGAGCCGCAGGACGAGCGCGCGGCCCTCATGCGCGACTTCATCAAGGCCCAGCAGGGCATGGCCGCCATCGTCGCGCGCATGGAGCGCATGGGCGGTGGGGCATGAGTCGCGACCAGATGCGCCTTCTCACGGCCCAGCTGCGGCTTGAGCGACAGGCGCGAGACGAACTGCGTTTCCGGGCGATCCATTACGCGGATCTCGTCGCCGAGCTCCACGAAGAAGCGTTCAAGAAATGGCAGCAGGACACGATTTTCCCTGATGCAGTGAATCGCTGGATCGCGGGGTGCTGCGTATGAGCGCCCAACTCGCGATCGACTTCCGTCGCCCCCAGCGCCCGTACTGGCCGACCACGCCGCTCTCCCTGCACGAGATGGCCGGCGCGATCCGCCTGGCTGAGCAGCAGGACGAGGCGGTCGTCGCCATCTTCCGCGCGCTGCAGTCGAAGCTCACGCCCTCGCAGGTGCACCTGATCGGCGAGCGCAACGGCCGGCGGTGGCTCCTGACGAGCGTGCGTCGCTCGATGACGAACCTCGCCAACGCGGGCGGTCCGCTGGTGCGCTGCAACGAAACGCAGGAAGGGCCCTACGGCCGGCCGGAACATTTTTGGCGGCTGGTCGGGGCACAGGCCGCATGCCCCCAGCGCGAGCCTGCCTCCGTCAACGTGGAGGGTGTGTGATGTTTGCCGCCCTCCTGGAACGCCTCACCGACTGGCGCCGTGAGCGCCGGATTGGCGCCCTGCGCGAGCAAATCCGGGCCGCGTACGAGGCCGGTGACAAGCCGGGTGTCACCCGTCACGCCCACGCCATGTTCGCCGAGTGCGACGCCCGCAGCGAGGCGCAGAAGCAGCGCATGGAGCGCCGCATCCTCGACCGGATGGATCCGCACGCCCGGGCCGTGTTCGAACGGTCGAAGGGGGCGTGACGTGGCCCGTATCCGTTCGATCAAGCCGGAGTTCTTCACCAGCGAGGACATCGTCGGGCTTTCGCCATTCGCCCGCCTGCTCTACGTCGCCCTGTGGTGCGAGGCTGACCGCGAGGGGCGGATGGTGTGGAAGCCTAAGACGTTCAAGCTGCGCTACCTGCCCGCGGACAACGTCGACATCGACGCCCTGTGCGCCGAGATCGTCGCCCGGGGGCTGGTGAAGCTCTACGGCGAGGGACTGGCCTTCATCCCGGCCTTCTCTGACCACCAGCACATCAACCCCCGCGAGTCGGCCTCAACACTTCCCGTGCCTGACGCGTCACCACGCGTGCGCACGCGTCAACCACGCGTCAGTGACGCACAGGTAGGAAGGGAAGGGAAAGGAAAGGAAGGGGAAGGAAGGGAAGACGCGGGTGACGCGTGTCCGCATGAGGACATCATCGCCGCCTACCACGACCTGCTTCCGATGGCCCCACGGATCAAGTCGTGGACAGACCAGCGCCGGAGCAACCTGCGGGCCCGGTGGCGCGAGGACGCCAAGCGTCAGTCGCTCGACTACTGGCAACGGCTGTTCCGGCACTGCGCGGCGTCGGAGTTCCTGACCGGGCAGTTGCCGGCGAACGACGACCGCGAGCCGTTCGTGGTGTCGCTCGACTGGCTGGTGAAGCCCGAGAACTTCGCGAAGGTAATTGAGGGCAAGTACCACCGCCGCGGGGGTGACGCATGAGCGCCGCTGCCGAGAATGTGCTGGGCGGGATCATCATCGGCGGCAAGGACGCCTACTGGCGCGTCGCTGACCTACTGAATCCCGAGGACTTTGCGCGCCCGGGGCAGGCTGACCTGTACCGCATCTGCGGTGAGATCGCCCGCGGCGCCGGTGCGCTCGACGTCATCACGATCGGCGAGGAAGCTGAGCGCCAGGGTGTGATCTCGGGCGCCGACGTGATCGGGATCGCCAAGTCGACTGCGAGCGCCGCGAACATCCGGGCTCATGCGGAACTGGTGAAGCAGGACGCGATGACGCGCCGCGTGCGTGCCATCTGCGCCGAGGGCGCCAAAACCGGCGACGTGGCGACGGTGCAGGCGGCACTGACGGCGCTGCTGACAGCGCAGCCGGCGCACGCGGTTCCTGTGCGCGACGTGCTCAAGCGCATGTGGGACAACGTCATGGAGCGGTACCACGCCGGCGACGCGCTGGCGGGGCTACCGACCGGCATCCCGCGTTTGGACGAACTCACCGGCGGCCTGCAGCCAGGCCGTGTGTACGGCATCGGCGCGCGCGCCAAGATGGGCAAGACGGTGCTTGCCATGAACGTCTCCGCGTATGTCGCGCTGGCGGGGCGGCACGTTGCGGTGTGGTCGCTCGAGATGAGCGACGAGGAACTGATGCAGCGCATGGCGTGCGCGGTGGCTGGCGTGCCGTCGAAGGTGCTGCAGCACCCGCGCCTGCTGGATACGGTGGACGGCGCGATGAGCCGCCTGCACGAAGCCACGAAGGCGCTGCGCGAGGCGCCGCTGCGGATCAGCGACCGAACCGACGTGACCATCGAGCAGATCGAGGCGCAGGCCCGCCAGATGCGCGCATGCGGCCAACTCGACCTGCTGTGCATCGACTACCTCGGCCTGTTGCGGCTACCGAAGATGGACCGGCACGACCTCGCGATCGCCCACGTCACGCGCCGGGTCAAGATCATCGCGAAGGAACTGCGCATTCCGGTGCTGCTGGTATTCCAGCTCAACCGCGGCAGCGAGCACGGGCAGTCGGTGCGCGCGCCGCGTCCGTCCGACGCACGCGATTCCGGCGCGATTGAGCAAGACCTCGACGCGATGCTGCTGCTGCATCGGCCGAGCTACTACGACAAGCGCGCGACGCCGGGGCTGCGCCTGGATGTCGCAATCCAGCGCAACGGCCCCACCGGCCTCATCCACATGACCGACGACCTCGCGTGCTGCCGATTCACCGGCGGTGAGAGCGAATGGATCGACACCGAATCCCGCCCCAGCAGGGACAACGACCTATGAGCCCGCGCAACTTCACCAGCGAATCCGGCCGCGCCGCGCAGGTGGTGCGGATGGCCGGCAAGCGCCGCGACGAGGACGAAACGTTCCAGCGCGCCAATGCGCCCGACCTCTACACCTGCCCGCACTGTGGCGAAACCCTGAGCGGCCCGCCGCGGTTCTACACCTGCCCGAACGTGCTGATGGGCGACGGCGAACGGAGGGTGGCGGCATGAACGCCATGGTCAAGCCCGCCAAGCGCCGCAAGCCCCGCCACGCGCTGCGCGTCATCAAGGGCGGCTATGCGCCGGCCGATGCCAGTACGGCTGCCGTGCTGCGCCAGGGGCACCGCGTCGGCGACCTCGTGTTCGTCGAGTTCACCAAGCCGCGCAATCCCGGCTTCCATCGGCTCGCGCACCAGCTCGGCGGTCTGCTCGCCGAAAACCTCGACGCCTTCGAAGGCATGGACTGGCACGCGGTGTTGAAGCGCCTGCAGATCGAGGGCGACATTGGCTGTGACCACATCGCGCTGATCTTCCCCGGTGTCGGCCCAGTCGAATACCGGCAGGCGCGCAGCCTGTCCTATGAGTCGATGGACGACGACGAGTTCCACGGAGTGATCGCGGCGATGTGCCGGCACGTCGCGAAAACGTACTGGCCGACATGCAGTGCCGACGAGATCGAGCGCATGGCGTCGTGCTGGGTGGAGGCGAACTAATGCGATCGAAAAACTCCCGCGCCTTCACTCGCGACGAGTCCACGCACCTTGAGGCAGTCAAGTCGGTGGCGTGCGTCGTGTGCGATGCGCCGGCCCCAAGCGCCGCGCATCACATCGTGCAAGGGCAGCACTTCACGACGGTCGCTCTGTGCTGGCACTGCCACCAAGGGCCGCAGGGCATCCACGGCGACAAAACACTCTGGCGCATCCGCAAATTGGATGAGCTGGGCGCACTGAACGAAACACTGCGGAGGGTCAGGGGATGAGCGAGACAACGAAGCGGCACATGCTGCAACCGACGAAGGACCGGCTGCGCGACGCGCTCCGCAGCGCGGCGGATCGGATCGAACAACTGCAGGCCAAGCTAGCCTGGTGGGAAGAACACCACGAGCAGGCGGTGGCCGATGCGCTGCTCGACAACGGCATGCCGCGCTGGCTGGTACTGGTGCTCGGCGCACTGGTGGGCGCGGGCGTGGTGGCGATTGCAGAGGCATTGCTGGCATGAGCGGCCACAACGTCTCCCTGCCGTTCGTCGCCGGCAGCACGCAGCGGCAGACGCCGACGCAGCTCGCTGAATCGGCCATCGAGAACATCGCCCTGCATCGCCGCTATGGCCGGCATAAGAAGCCACTGGTCTACGGCGTGGCGATGGACCCCGCCGGGCGCGTGGTCGTCGACCACCTGCACAACGTGCCGCCGGCCGAATGGCTGATGACGTGCACCTACAAGACCGACCCGGACGAGCTCGCCGAGCAGATCCGCGCTGAAATCGAGGAGCGCGCATGAGCCGGCCGACTGCGCAGGAATTTCACCGGGCGATGGACTTGGGCGGACAGGCGCGGCGCGCCGGCCACACGCAGGACCGCAACCCGTACCGCAACGGGCTCACCGACAAGGATCGCGTGCTGGCTGAGGCGTGGGACGCGGGATGGGAGCAGGGGAAGAAGCGATGAGTGCCGTCATTGCAAAGGGCAGGCTGTTCAGGTGTTTGAAGCAGGATCGCGCCGCGACGCGATGGGGCGGTATTTGGACCGATACCGGGAAAATGCGCGTGCTTCGCCATCCGCGCTTTGGCTTAGTCCTTCGGCCTTTATTCCGCTGGCGGTGGAACTGATGCGCCGCGCCGCGAAGGTTGACGCCAACCACGCCGAGATCGTCAAGGCGCTGCGCTCTGCAGGCTGCGGCGTGCTCGACCTGTCGGCGGTCGGCAATGGCTGCCCGGACCTGCTGGTGACGCCGCCGGTGCATCCATTCGGAGCGGTGCTGCTGGAAGTGAAGGACGCGAACAAACCGCCGAGTGCGCGAAAGCTCACGCCGGCACAGGAGAAGTTTCATCGGGCATGGAAAGGCCCGCTGCACGTAGTGACGTCACCAACCGAAGCGTTGGCGGCGGTGGGGATCAAGGCGGCATAACAGGGCAGGGGGAACACATGGGGCAGATCGACAGCTTCGGCGAGTACGTCCGGCAGCGACTCGACGAGTGGGGCCGCGAGTTTGCCCTGCATCGGGACTGCGACTACCTCGGCCACCAGTCGAAGAACATGCTGCAGGTGCTCATCGAGCACAAAGGCGAAATGCCCGGCAAGGCGCAGGGGTACAAGCCGCTTGAGGTGGACCTAGCCGCGCAGCAGATCGAGGACATCGTGGCGGACATCGCGCGGGATGAGCCGCGGTTGGCGTGTGTCCTGCGGGCCTACTTCTGCGGGCGCGGGCGCCGGAAGGTGGAGAGGCGCGAGACGGCGCTTCTGTTGATCGCCAACGTCGAGCGAGACATCCCGGCGCACCTGCGCCGGCCGCTGCCGAACGAACGCCGGTACATGGACATGGTCAGCGACGGAATCCGCACGGTCCGGGGGGCACTGCTGAGCTTGGCCCGGGCGGCTTGAAAAGAGAAAAGGGCCAGCCTTTTAGGCCGACCCTTTTCCTGTAGCTCGCTCTCTTTCGGGAACGCCGCTTTGCCGAAGCGTGTATGCAAACTCGCATACGCCTTACCGTTTGTCAAACATTGGTCCCTCGCGAAACGGCGTCGTAGACAGTTGCAAGGTGACGGTGGCGTGAGGTACGCTCGGGATGCTGCTGGTTTGCCCTCGTAGCTCAACTGGATAGAGCGCCGCTTTGCCGAAGCCGGAGGTTGGGGGTTCGAGTCCCTCCGGGGGCGCTGTTTTAGCAGCACCGTAAGGGTGACCCTCGGCAAGTCACAAAGGCCGCCTCCGGGCGGCCTTTTTTATGCCCGCTTGACAGGTGCGTATTTTTCACCTAGCTTTCACCTCACGATGGGCTAATTGCCCTCGACCTAAGCGGCTCGCCCTTCCCCGGCGGGCCGTTTTTCGTTTCCGGCCCTCGTCGGAACAGCCGCGGCGTCTCTCTCCCGCCCCGGCACCCCGGCGGTCTGTCGCATCCCCCGGCAGGCCGCCCCCTATTGAGTCGCCCCGATGCCTCCTGCAGACCGCAAGGCCAGCATTGAGCGGGTCGACAACGGCTGGATCCTCATCTTTTGGACGCGGGACCGGTCGGAAATGACCCAGCGGCGCGAGGTCTACACGAACCTGCAGGACGTGTTCGGCCGGGTGCAAGTCCTGTTCTTTCCGGCTCCGCTGAACCTGCCCGCGCAACATACCGGCGACTGATGAACTGCCCGCGCTGCACGTCGGACCAAACGATCCGGCGCGGCGGTGGCCGGATGATGTGCAAGGGCTGCGGCCGGACCTTCAACGCGCCCGAGCGGCAGGCGTTGGTCGACCAGCTGCGAGGCGACATCCCGGCCGGACAGCGGCTCAAGGGCGTTTCAAGGCTGACCGACCTGCGCACCGGCCAGGCGGTGCTCGAATGGGTCAAAACGACCGAGGATGAAGCCGCGGCGCTTGAGGCGCAGCGCGCCGTCATCGCGGGGCTCACCGAGGAAGTGCGAGGCCGGTCCAAACCGGTCAAGCGCCCGAGACGGTTCCTGGAAAACAGCCTGTCGGCGTATCCGATCGGCGACGCCCACATCGGCATGTATTCCTGGGCCGAGGAAACGGGCAACGACTTCGACACGACGATCGCAACGCGCGAGCTACGCGCGGCGTTCGATCTGCTGGTGGACGAAGCGCCGGCCAGTTCGGTTGGCTATCTCGTCGATGTTGGCGACTTCACGCACGCGGACAATCGTTCGAACGCGACGCCGGCCAGCGGGCACATCCTTGACGTCGATTCGCGCTTCTCGCGCGTCCGCCGGATTGCCCGCGATGTGTACCGCTACGGCATTGATCGGATGCTGGAAAAGCACGACACCGTCGAGGTGTTCCCCGTGCCCGGCAACCACAACCCGGATTCGGCCGGCTGGCTGGCGATGGTGTTGGAGGCGTACTACGAGAACAACCCACGAGTGATCGTGGAAACCTCGCCGTCGAAGTTCTTCTATCGGCGGTGGGGGAAGGTGCTGCTGGGCATGACCCACGGCGACAAGATCAAGCGCGCGGACCTGCCGGCCATCATGGCGACGGACCGCGCGCAGGACTGGGGCGAGACCGAGTTTCGCTACTGGCTCACGGGGCACATTCACCACACCCGCAACGAGGAATACCGCGGGTGCTTCGTGGAGTCGTTCAACACGCTGGCGCCGGGTGATGCCTGGCACCACGCGGCGGGCTATCGGTCGGCGCAGCAAATGCAGCGCATCGACTACGACAAGGACGACGGAATCTGCTCTCGCGGCTACGCCGGCATCCGGCGCGTGCGCCGTAGCCTGGAGGTCGCATGAGCATCGAGGACGAGCCGGAGGATGAGGGCTACGAACCCATCCCCGAGCGAATCCTCGACGGCGAGGTGCTGCTGGCGGACCCGTGGGAGTTCTTCGACGTGACGGACAGCCTGGCGGCCATCGTGCGCGATGGCGCGCTGTTCGTGCTCAAGCGCGACGGGCGATGGATCAACGTCGAGGACGCGCTCAAACCCAAGCGTGACGCCACGGTCATGCAGGCCGTGAGGACGAAGCAATGACCCCGGCCACGCTCATCGACGTGGTCATCGGGCCAACGTTCGAACTGTTGGGGCCGAAGTACGGCGGCGCGCACGCCGAGACGATGCTGGTTGCGATCGCGCTGCAGGAGTCCGGCTTGCGGAACCGCGAGCAGGTCGGCGGCCCGGCGCGCGGCTGGTGGCAATTCGAGGTCGGTGGCGTGAAGGGTGTGCTGCATCACCCGCAGTCCTCGGCGAAGGCGGCCGAAGTCTGCAAAGCGCTGCATTACCCCGTCGACAGCGTGCTCGTACAGCGGGCGCTGTCGCACAACGACATTCTCGCCTGCGCGCTGGCGCGGCTGCTGCTGTGGACCGACACCAAGCCGTTGCCGACCAACGAGTCGGACGGCTGGGCGTACTACCAGAGAAATTGGCGCCCCGGACGCCCCCGCATCGAGCGATGGGGCGATAGCTGGGCGCAGGCGGTCGCAACGGTCTACGAGCACTGACAGGGGCGGGTATGGCGATTGATTGGAGCGCAGTGGGTGGGGCCGCTGCGGCGATTCTCACCGGGATCGGCGGGTGGCTCATGGGGCGCAAGCCTCGGCAGGCATCCATCGATGCCGCAGTCGCGGCCGATCGCGCTTCGACGGTCAACTCTGACAGCACATCGGCGGCGGTGGCGCTGCTGCGCGCCGAAGTTGAACGCCTGAGTGCGCGCGTGCAAGCCCTTGAGGGTCGCGAAGGGCGACTCATTCGCCATGTGTATCGCCTCGAAGGGCTCATGCGCGGCGCGGGTATCGAGCCGCCTCCGTTCGACATCGACTCCGATCCGGTCAAGCCCGGCGGCACCGACTGACATGCTGCACTGGCTGCTCGCTCACTGGCTGCCTGTCGCCGGTGTGGGAACGGCTGCGCTCGCGGTTGCGTTCCCGGCGGTTTCGTTCCCCATTCTCAAGTTCCTGTTCGGAACGGAACTCGGCCGCTACCTGCTGCTTGCAGCCGTGGCGGTGACGACGTTTCGCTACTACGGGGATCTTCGTTATGACGCTGGCTATTCCGCTGCGGTGGCCG